CTTTTGAAGCTCTAGTAGATCTTTATTAGTATCAGCTATTGTCTTCAAAAGAGTAGCAACAACCTCATAGGCTCTTGGTTGCTGACTTTGCTGAGCAACACTTAGCATATCATTAAGTGCTTCACCGCCCTTTTCAATAACAGAGATCATACTTCCGCGAGCATACTCGTAGTCTGTTGGTACCAACGACTTTCTTTGAGAACTGGTCAGCAATGGTTGTAGTGGATTCATATTCAAAGCATCACCTATTGGGTCATTGTTCATAAAACTGCTCTATAGTCTGACTAAATGTATAATCATCATCAGCTTCAATCTCATCCAATGTCTTTCCAGTAACAACTGGAATAGTCGTAATAACATCTTGAAACCGATTATTTCCAACTGCTTGACTAAAAGTTTGAGAGCTGTCAATATTATACAAATTAATAATTGAAGTTTTAATTTGATTAGAAGTACGAGTTGGCCCAAAAATGTAACCTTTTAATGTAAAATTAAGGGTCCAAGTAAGAGCTCTTCTTTCTATAAAATTACCTTCGTAGGTATCTTCAGGTGTAACTGTATTTAGAATGATAGGTATATCGTACCTGTGCTGCATTGATGAATCTAAATTTAAAGTGGCAGTCCAATCAGGAGTAAAGAAGGGTAGAATTTGTTCAAGTATAGCTGTACCGTCATTGGCATTTTTGACTAAAATGTAAAGACTAAAGTCAAAATCATATGGTATAGGCATATACTGATAAGATAATTTATCAGGGTCAGTACTATTCTGTACTGCTATTTTGTTAATTGTAGGCAACTTTCTTTCAGACGCATAGCTTATATTAGTCATCTCAAAACCAATTCGTGGAAGCTGAATAGCAACTGGTTTTGTCAGATTTGGATCTTGAGTCAGTCTTGATATAAACTTTTGTTTGGGTCCATATGAAATTGGAATTTTGATAGTTTGAGTAATATCAGACCCATCACTCTTTTTAATATATACATCATTAAAAATTGTTCCAAACAGAACAACATATTTCCTAATAGTATCGTGATAAAAAACTTGATTAAACATTAATAAGTACCTTCACTGAAAGGGTCTATCTCACTGAAGTCTAGTATTACATCCCCTTCATTCTCAAGGCCTGTATTATCTGATATTGGGTCTTGTGTATCTAAACTGAAAGCCTCTAGTGCTAGATCATTCATATCTTCATCTGCAATAGCAAAATTATCTTCTGTTTTGATAGCAAAGTCTGATATGTTAAAAGTAAAATCTCTTTGTTTTTCATCTATTGATGCAATCCCAGTGTTTAATATTTCATTATTGTATTCAAACAACTCACAGGTAATATCAAACGTTTGCAAATCTCCCAGTTGATAAAATATGGCTTCATGTTCAACGAACTTAATCTCAAATAACTTGTTGTTGAGTGGGAAGTATATTAGATCACCCTCTCTTGGTCTTACAAAAGAGGTATAGCTACCAACTTCATCACTAAAAGTTCTTCTAGCAACAGTAAACGTTATCTGATCTCTTATCTCTAAATTAAACTTAGATAAGAAGTCACCCTGGCCAGCAAACCCCTCCACGTTCTTAATATACATTTCCACAAGGTAATGTGAATTAAATTCTGAATAAAAGTCTTCTCCGTATATTAAATCATCTTGCACTCTTGTTCTAGGAAGATAATATAAATCATGCCCGTACATACGGATTGATTCAACTACTAAATCTTCAATCAGTAGTTGTTCTTGACTGGCGCCAAAATTATTAAAATAGAAGGAGGTTGCGATTTTGAACCCCTTAGCCTATCATATCAAAAGCTGGGAGTGAGTAGCTCGTGCTCATATCCTTTTCCATTGCTTCAATCTCATTGACAGCGTCGTTGTAGATTTTGTCACCGTTAAACTGAACACCACCTGGTAATTGTAATCCACTGAACTTTGTTAGATTAGATCCCCACTGTTTCTTGATAAGGGCTGTTGCATAACGAGAGAGCCACCTGTCAGACCAAGCATCAGTATAGGTATCAGGATCAAGTATCTCGTAAGCCTCCACAATTAAAAAGTTTCCAACATTAACTTTTTCCCAATCCATATCTATATACAGTTTATCTGTATGTCTATTATATCTTATTGGTTGCTGGCCTACAAGTAGTTGCTCCATAAGTTGAATGTGCTGGAACATCATGTAGTATGGAATCATTGAAACGGAGGTGAGTGTGTATAGATCGTTGAGGGCGATCTGATATCTAATGTCAAATAAGTTATTGGAGACCATAGGATCACCAATGTTGAAAATCCTTACAGCACCGATAATATTTTCAGGTAAAGTAATATACTTGTCTACTACATTGTTTGCAGTGATTTGATGCTTGTAGTATATTCTCTCTGTACCGTCAAAATGGTAATCCCAGTAATATTTAAGAGCTTCATCAATACGGTCTTCAACTTGATCATCATCAACGTTAATTTCAATTACAGGTTTGCCTAGTTTACGCAAACAGTATTCTTTGAATTCTGATCTAGTAGTTGGGGATGCCATTATCACTCCTTATTATTTGGAGTATTTATATATTATCGTTGACTATCTTTTTTAGTTTGTAACCAACTTGTTAATCTCGTAGTTTTACAATAGCTACCTGCATACTGTTGGGAACAGGTATCACATCAAGTTTATGCCAGTTAGCTTGAATAAACATTTCAATACCCATCCTCGGTGAGAGCTGTACGGGTGAGCTCCCTTTATCATCTATCAATTTCCATCCAATAGAATCATCACAAAGCATAACTCCACCAACCGGTAAAAGTCTCCATGATAATATCATATCTTCTAATACAGCTGCAGATGTATGATCTCCATCAATAAAAACAAACTGAGCTACTTCCTTTTGACATATCAATTCAACCAATGCTTGATTACTGTATTTGTTCAAATAAACAATATTTCCAGCAGACTTACTAATATTGTACTCAAATGTTCTCTTTATTACGTCAAAATCAAAAGCATGATTATTGTTAATTGTATCATGAGGATCTATTGCGTAAATTTTAAATTTATCATTATGAATTTTACCTATATCAGCTGCCCAACATGTAGTTATACCCTCATAGCACCCAACTTCAATCATAGTATCAGGAACACCGTACTCTTTGAAGATGAAACTTATATTGGTTCTTGATCTGTCTCTACCCATATCAACCGTAGAAATAATATTTTTGTTCATAAGTCTATTTTAATTATAAGAAAATATATCAATAACCAAATTCTCTTCATATACTTTTGTTTTTAATTTAAAATTATGTCTTTTAGAAATTTCCTCAAACACTTCTTCAGTAAAACCACATTTATGAATCATGAAACTATTATCATCTCTAAACGATGATGCTCTATGTCCAAATAATATATCCATAGCACTGATAGGTCCACTAGAACTTTCATACATCGTGTCTAATAGGTTACCCGTCATTAAACTATTTGATACAAACTTGAGGTTAGGAGTAATAACTCTTACAAAACCATTAGTTTTTGTAATACGTAACAACTCTTTTATTAATGATGGTACTTCAAAAAAATGGATGTGTTCTAATACATGACTCATGTAAACTATATCTACATACTGATTTGGAATGTGTGAAAGATTGTTGACATCTATATTTAAATCAGGACAGCATTTAGGATTTTTATCTAAAGTGATTTCTCTGTACAAAGGTAAATCATCAGTAAAAATACTATTCTTTAATTTAACACCACCAAAACCAACATTTAATATAGTTTTATCAACAGTTGGTAATATTTTCTCAGGTCTTTCAAACTTTTTCCACTTACTAGCCCAGTCAATTTGATTATCTATTTCTGTACTATATTGCATATGCAATGCTAGACTGGGGATAGGAACAAACAAATAATATCCCCTCTCATTCCATAAACGGTTAATTGTATTATCTTCCATCATCGTATCAACTTTGTGATTACCCATTGCCTCAAATAAATCCCATTCTTCAATTAACATTTTATGATGAACCAGGAAGCAACTTGATACAGCATTCTGAGTACGCCAATGAATTCCTTCATGACGAATTAAATGACTCTTGACTACAGTATTTTCTGGTATGTAACGATAAGGATCATCAAAAGGAAAAATACTAGTATATGCTTGAAGTTTTAATGATGTATGTATCAAAGTAGATATCATTTTAAGGATTGCTTCTCGATCATACAAATAATCATCTTGGGCAAAGTACACTAGATCTTTACCAAACTCCCTACCGTGCTGATAGCATTTTAAAATACTGGGCATTATACCACGAGTTTCTAATGAAAAAAACTTAGTCTTGAAAGTAGCTATGTTGAGATTATTTTTTATTTCTTCAATAGTTGATTCATCACTGTGGTCATCATAGACAACTAACTCAATATCCAAATCAGTTTTTAACTCTTTTGCATAGTTCATACTTTCTACCAAACTACGACTACATCGTCTAGTTATTTCAGCTTTAGACGTATTAGTAAATCTTTTTTCTACTGTAAAATTTTCATAGTGTTGATTGTCACCCCTACTATGTGTCTGTAATACTACTAATAAATGCATATAATTTCCAAAAAATAATTTATTATGAACATAAAATATTATTATCAATCAACCTAAAATCGTACTGGTACGGAGTTAATACTTGAATAATTTCATCTTTTATAGACGTTCCATTTCTAATATGCTCAATGAATATTTTTGGCCTAAATTTTTTAATCGTTTCAATACCACCATAGATGACATCCATATCCATTCCCTCAACATCTATTTTTATCAAGTCTACTCTTGTAACACCATACTGATCAACAACTAGATCAAGCGGTCTAACTTCAATATTGAGATCTTGATCAACTCTTTCTAAACTTGCATTAGTATTTAAAGTGTATGTACCGTAGTCCACATTCTTAAAATAATTGGGCTCCTTAGTTCTTAAAATACAGTAAGTTGAACCAATTCCAAAATTGTAAGCGTGTACATTGTATATATTGTTTATTGCCATGTTGCCGCACAGCATTTGAAATACTGATCTTTGTGGTTCAAAAGAATAAATCTTTCCTAATGGAAAAGCCTTAGCCATCCATGTAGTAAATGTTCCTATGTTAGCCCCTATATCAAAAATTACAGGATTTTCTATGTGCTTAATAGAATCGTGACAATATACAGACTCAACCGTTGATACATTTCCGTGATCTAATAGCATCTGTCCTTGTCCTACTCGATTTGAATTACAATCAAATCTATTAACAATCATTAAGCCATGATCGCAGCTTAATAAAATATTTCTATTTACTTTATTTCCAACTTTGAAAGTATCAGTACTAAACAAGCGGCTGAGCTCAGGCGCCGAAATCAGGCGGCTGTGACTTATTATCTCCTCTGAGTCGTGAACCATTCTTCAAATCTTCCTGGTTTGTGAACCTTAATAAAAATATTGACACTCTCAGCAACGTTAGACATAGTATTTAAATTTAAATCCAGCTGTCCTGGTCCAATCATTCCCGATTGTTGTAAATCACTCCAATAACGAATGATATTACATGTAGTATCATAAACCTCTAGGTCAACATTATTATACAACCCAAAAGTACTATCGCTTAATTTTTTTGCAATTGATTCAAAATTTACTTTTTGGTCAAACATTTTAAATGTCTTCGCTGATAGTGGTCTAACATGTGTATAGTCATCCCAATACAAATCACAGCGATGATGTGGCACATTAATAAACCATTCTGCACCATCTTTACTAATCCTATACATCTCTTTGATAATTTTGGTAAAAACTTTTGGATCTTGGCCAAGATGTTCAAGGATATTATCCGCATTAATTTTATCAAAAAAATCATCTCCATATGGCCACGGTGTAGTTTCAAAATCAAGTACCTCATCAGGATTACAGGATGCCTGTATATCCACGTTCCAGTGGTCATTTAATTTTTTAAAACCACATCCCATGTTTAGCTTTGTATGTTCTGGTATCATATTTTCTCCTCAAATCCAAGCATCCCAAAAAATCTCTCTATTGTATTGATCGTAAAGTTCAAGACCAAGATACTCCACACAGTTAATAGTTGTTTTTTCTAATGTGGGTTTTATTTTGTGTAGATTGGGCAATCCAATTGCAATATCGGAGTAATGTTCTGTCTGAATAATATTATTAAAATCATGCTCAAAAAAAGGCATACCAAAGAATTCATATATTCTTTTTGTTTGACTTTTAGGACTATTGCAGAATCTATTATAGTCAACAAATAAAAACCTATCCAGATAACCCATCACAATAGCATCTTTAATATTTCTATGACTAATACCCATTGGTCCATCAGGTCCGGCGTAGTAGTATGCACGCGAAGCAATATTTGATCCTTCCTTCAAACGTAAATCTACATCTGTAACGAATAGTGGATTGTCTTTTCTCAATCGTTCAAATGACGTTAATATTTCTGCTGGGTTTCTTACACATATAACCATCTTTGTTGGTTTCTGTGTAATAGCTTCAATTATTCCTATAAGAGGTACCCATCCCCTGTCTTTGTCAAATATAATTGGTTTATCTATATGTGAGTAGTATCCATTTAGTATTCCATTCAAAACTCCAAACTTAGCATCATTATTAATATACTCTTTATTAGCCTCAAGCAAACTCCAACTAGCGTTCAATGAAGCAGTTAAAGAAGCCAGTGATGAAACTGACTCACCATGTATTAGTGGGTTTTGTTTAAGAATATTTGTAAGTAGCGTCGAGCCAGATCTTGGAAGACCAGATATAAAATTTAATGTTTTATTCACTTTCAATCCTAATTAATAAAAAATAAGTTATTGTGGTTTTGGAAATAACTTGGTCAATTCTTCAGATATTTGTTTAAATGTATCGTCCCATACCCCAAACTTTTTTTGTCTGAATATTCTAGTGGTTTTTTGATACCACGGACTATGATCATCACCATACGCCCAACAGGATGTAATTACCAAATCTAGATTCTCAATACAAGCTAATGTATCTTCCCATGAAATTAATAAATGCTGAAGGTCAATAACTTGTTCAGGTAGTTCTCTGAGGTCTGAATCTCTTTGTAGGCTGACAAAATTTAAATTATCGAATTGTTTATAAAGATTAATTAATTTTTCAGCTGGAAATATTCTAAATTGTTGATGTTCAAATAGAGGACTACCACTCCATCTGATACCTATTTTAGGTTTTTTGTCTTCTAATAATTCTTTCCACAAAACAACACTCAGTGGGTTTGCTGAAAGATAAGGTTGATTGGGTATATTGTCAAACGTATGTCCAAACAACCAACTGCAGCTAAAACCAGGTATCCAATAATCATGTTGGGTGGCATAAAACTTATCCACAGTAATACAAGAATGCACTCCTTGAATTCTCATTAATATTGAATGGAGGGATGCATCAGCACATAATATTGCCCTTGCTCCACGGCGCCACAATTCAGTAGCAAAACGAGCATATATTATTTGATCGCCATATCCCGATTCTAAATTTATTATTACTGTCTTATCAGTGAGATCTTGTTGATCCCATATTGGTTTGCTAGTATACGGTTTGGGACTACCATATACCTTTAATGTTCTACCAGCCTCTAGACATTGATATCCCTCTTGTAGATTTCCTTGATTTATAAGGAACCATCCTCTGTTGAATTTTGCTCTAAGATTACTAGGGTCATTTTGTTCGAGTTGTTCAGCTATTTTCCAAGCATCTTCAAAACGACCCCGTATCATTAAATTTAGTTGTTGATCTATCAAATGCATAATAATAATATTCCTCCAAGCACCAAATATATATTCTATTTACTATTCATCCGAAATTATTATGTCCCCAAGTAAACAATTTACCGCCTGATCTAATTGCCATCGTATGGGCACCACCAGCATCCACAGCTGTCCACGAGCTGGTTCCAAGTTGTACCGGACTTGATCGACTAAGCGATGTTGCTATATTCAAACCCAACTGGCCATAACCGTTATAGCCCCAACCAAATAAACCACCGTCTTGTCTAATTGCCATCGTATGGTTCTTACCACACGATACAGAGGTCCAATTTGATGTTCCAACTTGTACCGGACTTGATCGATTAAGCGATGTTGCTATATTCAAACCCAACTGGCCGGAATTATTTAATCCCCAAGTAAACAATTTAGAGCCTGTATTAATTGCTGCTGTATGCCGATCTCCTGCAGACACAGAGTCCCAAGCTTGGGATCCAACTTGTACCGGACTTGATCGATTAAGCGTGTTTGCTATATTCACACCCAACTGGCCATTAGTATTATATCCCCACGTCCACAATGTACCGTCTGATTTTATTGCTGCCATATGCCGATCTCCTGCAGACACAGCTGTCCACGAGCTGGTTCCAATTTGCACGGGGCTTGATTTGTTAACCTTAGTATTGTCTCCTAACTGGCCGCTCAAGTTAAATCCCCAAGTAAACAAAGCACCGTCAGATCTAATTGCTGCAGAAGCAATTGTACCTACAGAC